AATGCTGTTGCCAGAGTTGGCGCGACAGACCCGATCAAGGGGCCGAATGTTTTAAGAAGATCCATCTTTACCTCCAGTGGATTTAGAACCTAACATGATCCCTGACAGAGTTCCTGTCAGGAAGGTGGCGATTGGAGCAATCAGCTTGAAAAACTCTTGGTCATTAGGGGCCTGTCCGTCTATCGGCTGCACGACAAATATTAGACTATATAAGACAGCAAAGACAGTTCCTGTCAGTGTAAGACATAGGGATATCCCAATGATAAACTGCAACAGGGCGTGTAGTTCGTCTTCTTTAATTCTCATCTTGCAACGGCTCCGCACGGGTTTCTTTTGAGGGTATCTGCGGAACAGGTTCCAGAGGCGGTGCAGATAGGCGGGTTGCATTCAGGTTTGTCCCAGTTTGCAGGGTCTTGACATGGGTAACGATAGTGGTCTTCGCATCCCGCCAGAACGATCATCATGGCTACCAGAAAATACTTCATTTGTGCGTGAACACGACCATTCCGATGCCAACGCATACGGAGAACAAAACAATAGCACCAACAAGCCATGCGCCTATAATTAAGTCCTTCATGTTCTCTTCAGCCTCATGCTGGGCCGCCGCTGCCTGACGCTGGGCTTCCTTACGCATTTCGGTTACTTCCTTTTGAATAGAAATCCACGCTTGTTGACCGTATGCACCTACAAAAAGGTTTCTGGTGTCTAACTGAAGTTTTTGGGCCTTCTGCTTCAGCGTATAGAGTTTGATAGCTTCGGCCTCAAACTCAGCTTGCGACTGAAATAGTTTTTTCTTACGTTTACCGGACGTTAGCTGAGTAATTTGGGCAATGCGCCCAAACAAACTACCCACCTTTTCGGCAACGTCCAGCATCTCATGACCAGAGTCCACGGCACCTTTAATGCCGTTGTACAACGCCGTGGCTCCAGCAATGAGTGTAAAAGGGTCCATATTAGCTGACAGTGTACTTTTGAGGGCGGAGCATTGCACCAAAGCCACGGGCAGTTTGTTCACCCTTCGGTGCTGGCGGAACTCCAATGGCAGAGCCGTTCTTCAAAGGAATTGTCCCTTGATTAACGATGGACTGCGATGTCTCAATAGGTGGTGTCTTAGTGGCAGCGCGTGGGATTGGGTAGTTCATGGTAGTCTCCTTGTTAACCTAAACGATTATATCCGGCGTAGTACTCCGGATTAGGGCTGTAAGTCTCGGTAGAAATTGGCGGACCTTGGTAATTTCCAGCGGTAAAATCTATTCCAGTTGTGTACACTGGTGGGAGTGGGGCTTCTGGTGTAGTTGTTGGAAGTACCGGTTTTTTAGGGGTTTTTGGAAGAGATGCAATCCCGCGATTATCGTTGCCGCCGTACAGTTCTTTGTCGCTTCCCGCGTTTGGATAGAGACGGTTAAACTCAGCAATGTTTACTTCTTCCTGCGTCATCTGACGGTCACGGTTAAATTCTTGCTGTGCTGTTGGGCCGCCTAAAAACGTACCCTGAAGAGTAGGTCCGTTAAAAAATCCGGATACGGTATTTGCAGCACCAAGCAGAGGATTTATGGCGTATGCTCCGGCTTGAATAGCAAGGCTCGCAGCATTGCTTGGAAGAGCATCGTAAGCAGTATTAAGTGCTTTTAAGGTATTCTCCGGAGCGTTTGTGATTGCATCGGCAACATATTTACTGGCAGAAGCTATCTGATCTCCAACTCCGGGAGAACCGCTTGGGAGAAAAGGTTGGCCTGACACGGAAACTCTTGGGATGTCCATTGCAGTCGCATATTCAGTAGCACCAACGTCGACAGGTCCTGCCTGAAGATGCTCTGGGTCATAGTTATTACTAAAACTTCCACCCCACCCAAGACCTCTGTCGTACCCAATTGCACCCATGTTAGCGTAATCTTGGGCAGTTCCACCTGTCAAACCAATATCAGCAGCAAGACCATATTTGTGATAGGAATCTTCTGCGGGTTTAGCCCCGCCGGGTAGTTGAGCAGGGGTAAAAGTTCTGGCAGAAGAACTTAGGTAGGGGTTTTGCCCCGAGTTCATCACATCATCCAACGTCCCCGAAAGTCTTGTTTGAAACCCCGGGTCCAATGTATTAAGATTACTTAGGTTTCTCTCTGTGTCCCCTTGCATCCGCATCGCGGTAGAGGTCGGGTCAGTATAGCCAAAGTCAAACAGGTTCTTCGGGTCAGCCATCATCCCACTAGGAGTTACTGGTGCCATCCCAGACGGCATAGACATCGGTGTAGACATTGGTGCTTTAGGGAAGTCATTTATCATTATGCCCGGAATACCGAGGTTTTTGACAGCTTCCTGTCGCGCAACAGAATCCAGACGAGCCTGTTCAGCCTCCGCCATCTGACGCTTTTGAAATTCTCTCGCTGCGGTTTCGGCAGCAGCTTTGTCCGCCGCCTCTTTGGCCTTATTTATTGCATTTTGATTTGCATCCGACCGATTAGAAGAGTCCCTGTCAACATCAGCCTTAGATACAGGATCGCGACCACCGCTTTCATTTACCTTTGAGTAACCGGAATCGGATTTGCTGTCAGCAACCGTGTCACCAGCAACAGAATCTACGCCACTTGCAAAACCCATACCCGTAACCCCTTACTGTCTAGCGCGTTCGAGTGAGACATTTGCACGGAGTTGTGCCACATCTTCCATGGATTGCAATCTCTCGCGGTCCAAAGCGTCCTTCTTGGCCATCTTCTGCTGGTCGAATGCCAGACGAGCCTGACTTTCCTGACCCTTCTGCTGCAATTCCTGACCTTTAAGCTGCAAATTCTGCTGCTGGATTTCAATCAAAGGATCTGTACCCTGCGGAGGAGGAGGGGCAAGTTGCTGTACAAGTTGCTGCATCAGTTTTGCTTCTTCCTTCGCAACCTCGACAGCCATTTGAACCTGATCAAGTTGCGGCATATCCTGCCCAAACTGCTTCTGCATATTCAAAATAACCATCTGTTGCGCCGCCAAAGAAGCGTGTTCCAGAAGGTGGGACAGCAAAATTCCGTAAATTGCAGGGGAAGTCTGCATAATTGGCAACATGATAAAGGCCATATGCACCTGAATATGTGCCATATGGTCCTGATCAGGGAACGCCTTCAGAGGATTACCCCCGGATGGGATCACCAATGACCGAGCATTCTCCAAAATAGCCTCTTCAGGCTGTGGTGGAGGGGGAGGAGGTAGTACAAGATCAATGTCTTGTACTCCGAGGGCCGAGTACATCCGTCGGTACGCCTCGTAAAGGTTGTGCATCTGTGGTGCGTTCTGCGCCAACTGCAACTGCTGTTGTGCAAGCGAGATCCGCTGCGTCATAGAGAAGATATTCGGGTCGCTGACAGGGATTACGTCCACCCGACCGTCGAAATCAGCAGCCATGATCGTCTGTTCACCGCCAAGTACCTCATATGGGTACTCAGGTGGCAGTGAATCAGCAAAAACCTGCGCCAGCAGCTTTAATTCCTGCATTTGGGCGTTGTGCAACCGCTTGTGAACAGCGGAAATGACCCTCGAACCGCGCTCCAGCAACGCAATCGTCGTTCCGACAGGCATTTCTTGGTTGGAATCACCCATTCCAAGGTCCGTGGTCCCCACAAACTTCTGCGCGGCGTCAATACAGAAGCCCAAAAGCTGCATAAGTACCGCAGATGGCTCCTTATACGGCAAAGGCATCAGCCCTTCACGCAATGCGCCACCCGGAGCATCGACATCCCGCCACTCTCCGGGCTGAATCGGGCTTTGGTCCTCCATTCGGAGGCCCCTTGTCTTAAACCCACCCGGCAAATTGGAAAGTGTCCCTGCGTCAATCAACTGGCGGAGGATGGAGGTCGAAGATCGTGACAGATTACCTAGAAGGTGAACCAGCCCGAAGCCATAAAACCCTAACCCGGGCAAGAACTTGTAATGAACAAAGTACTGACGCTTCTTTTTCTTCGGATCGTCTTCACGATAATTGCGACGGATGGACAAAACCTCCATCGAATCAGGGTCGAACGTAACAATGTACGGCAATTTGATGCCAGTCTCTTCACCGTCCTCGTCCGTGTCTTCAAAACCCTCTATGTCAAGGTTGCAGTGGCACTCATACAAAGCGTACTCTTCGCTGTCGCCCGTAGGTTCCCTGCCAGAAATATCGTCCAGCCGCTCTTGGATC